GTCCAGTATACCTTCAATCGCTTCCTGTCCTCGTTCAATTAAATTGTAATAATTTTCTCTACTATATTTGTAATCGTTATCTATATCAGGATTATTTTTATCTTCTTTTCTAGGAACAGGTGCTTTAAATTCTTTTTCAGGTTTAGATTCTTTTTTTTCTATACCTAATATTTCATTTACTTTTTCTTCTAACTTACTCATATTATTATTTATTAATATCCCCAACACACAAAAGAGTATCTAGTGTTTTTTAAAACAGTTGTTACTCTATGTTTGTACATGAAGTTTGAGGGAAACATTAATATATCTCCAGCATTTAATTGTACTTTGTAGTTATCATTAAATATAAAATCACCACCCTCGTAATCATCATTTAAAATACCTACAACAGATAAGATAGGTATACCGTTTCTTTGACCATCGAATATATCTCTTATATGGTCAACATGATTTTTCATTTCGTTATTTTGTTGATAACGATTAAAACGTATATTTGAAATTTGATTACAAAAATCTATACAATCAAAATGTTTTTCATAATCTTTAATAGCTTTTAAAACAACTTTTTCTACACAATCATTTGTAGAATTTTGTAAATTTAAAACTTGTAATTCTTTTTCTTTGTGATTATAAAATTGATTACTTTTAGAACTATAATATTGATGTGTTGTCCAGTTTTCTTTTTTTATATCATTGATAATAAATTCACAAGCATTTTTATCAATATAGTTTCCTTTTAATATATAATTATATATGTTCATAATAAAAAATTTAATTTAATTATTCATCACTATCAGTTGAAGTGTTATAATTTTTACCATCTGTAAAATTTTGTATTGTAGTTGTAAATCCAAAATCATCATCTGCGTCAGCACTTGTAGGATTTGGTACAACTATAATTCTTTCTTCTCTTGCTTTATTAACTGTGTCAGTATCAGTATAAACATCTGATTGAACTTCTTTGATAACTTTTTGTGTAGAAGCAGGACCAAACAAATAAGTTTTAGCGGTAAATGATAATGTATATATCACTGCTCTTCGTTTTGTAAAACTTTCTGTGTAACTATCTTCATATTCTACTCTATTTAAAATAATTGGTACATCTCTTTTAATACTCAATTCTGGTAACGCATTGATTGTAACAGTATAATCTGGTTGAAAGAAAGGTAATATTTGTTCTATAATTTGTAGACCACCTTCAGCAGTAGCAGTAAATGAATATAAATTAAAAGATATATTATACGGCACAGGCATATAATTGTAATCCATAATCTTGCCTTCAGCACTTGTTTTAACTCTTTTAAATTTTTGAACTCTTGTTAATTTTCTACTTGCGTCATAAGATATACCTGATATTTCAAATCCCATACGTGGTAATGTAATCGCAAACTCTCTATTTTGTAAACTAGGTTGTTGATCTAATCTTACTAAAAATTTTTCTTTTGGACCATATGCCAACGGCACTCGAATAGATTGAATAACAGAACCACCAGAGTCTTTTCTTTTAATTTGTATATTATTAAAAATTTGACCAAAAGCGATGGTCATTCTTCTTAATGATTCGTTGTAAAAATAATTTCCAAACATTTTATAATCCGTTATCTAAATCCCCAAAAGGATTTCTTTCTGTAAAATCTAATATATCATCTGCTGTAGATGAAGTATCAAAACCTGCTTCAGTGTCTAAATCATTGTTATCAGCGTAAGGAGATTGTGTTTGAATATTATATGTTTCTAATAAGAAGTAATTATTTTCACCCTCTACACTATCATTTTCTAACAACAACGCACCATCTTCATTTTCTAAAGATACTTGATGTGCTAATTGATCTAAAGTATATTTGTTTTCAGCAGCGTCAATACTCGAAACTCCAGTATCAATTCTTTCTGAACTGTATTCCCAACGAGTTACTTTTAATTTGTAAACAGGTAGATTACCTAATTGAAAGAATGGTTCCTGATCTTCAACAAATAAAATTTCAAAAAAAGAGTTCATTAAAGGCATATAGATAATATCGCCTTCGTTTGGTCTGCCAGACACAATCATTGTAGCAGGATCGTCAACTAAATCATTCCATCTTCTTTTTGAAATTGTAAATGAAGTGTCTTCTCTAATTTCTAAACCGAATTTATTAATGATTTCTTGTTCACCAGCAAATCCTTCAGTTGTGTCAAAATACATTTCAGCAAGATAAGCAGCATTAAATTTACTTGCTACATCTTCGCCTAAAATTAAATCTCTATTAATTAATGTGCGTGGTAAATAATAGACATCATGCCCATATATTTTAAGACCTTCAATAATTAAATTCTCGTAAAGTCTTTTTTCTTCGGTACTGCCTATGCCGTTTCCACCTTGAAAGTAATGATTAACTGGCATGGCATTATCCTATCATCATAGCAGGATTTAACTCATAAGAATCTCTAATTTCTTTTTCTAATTTTTCTATGTCGGAAAGTGATTCAGTATAAATTTGTTGACCATTTAAAGTTACACCGCCTATCATTGTTACACCGTTAAACTTGCTAAGATTTGCTCCCCATTGTTTTTTAAATAAGGCAGTTACATATCTTTTTAAAAAGATGTCATTAAAAACATCTGTATATGTTGCTGGATCTAATTTTCTATAACATTCAATAACAATATATTCATCTGTAGTTAAATCATTTGACCAGTCCATATCAATGTACAATCTATTGTCGTGTTGATTAAATCTAATAGGTTTTTCACCAACTAATACATGGTCTAAAAAGTCCAAATGTCTTAATACAACATCATAGTTAATAATACTTGTAGATGAAAAATCATAAAGGTCGTTTAATCTCATTTGGTATCTTACATCAAATAAGTTTAAATTGCCTTTGTTTGAAAATGGAAAAATGTTGATTACTGAAATAACTGATTCTGGTACTACTAAAAAATTATTATCTTCATACCAAGTTGTAGATACAGAATTTTTAGTTGCTGTTTCTGTAGCAGGATTAATAGCAGCCAAACGTGTTTTATCAGCAGCTGTTAATTTATATTTAAGATATGTTCTTCTAATACCATCATAATGATATTGAGCGTAATATTGTAATCCCTCGTCTATTCTATCTTCAAGTTGGTCATCATCTACGTTAATCTCAATAACAGGTTTACCTAACGCTCTTAAAGCATATTCTTTTAGTGCTGATCTACTTGATGGTGTTGCCATTCTTAACCCTTAATGTTTTTTAATATTTATAATATTAACCGAGAGCAATGGCTTGTGCGATAGCAAATGGTTGTGAAGCTTTTGCGTCTAACTGTGTTTGTATAGCACTTGTTACACCATTTAAATATCCAATTTCTGTGTCATCTACACCAGCAACAACGGCTTGTTTTGCGTCTAACTGTGTTTGTATAGCACTTGTTACACCATTTAAATATTGAAATTCAGTGTTTGAAACAGATCCATCAGCGATTGAAGTAGCATCAAGTGCTGATATATTAGACTGAACATAACTTACAATTTGACTTGCGTTAATTCTTTTTTCTGTTGTTGCGTCTGATATAGCAAATTGGTCTGTATCAGCAATAGTGATACCTGTTCCGTCAGATAATCCATCTATATTTAAAACATTTTCAACATTACCAAATTCTAAAGCAGTTCCTCCAGAATTGACTTTTAAAATTTGATTTGCTGTACCAAGTGATAAAGAAGCACCTAAACCCCCATATGCTAAACCAATAAATTCACCTGATTGAAATTCTGCTAAACCTGTAGCATTATTTTCATCATCAAAAACTGTTCTTATAGGTACTTTTGCGACCATAACTCTCCTTAATTACAATATTTATATGTTTTTATAACTAAAAACTAAATAATTCAAATTTACTTTGTACCTGACCATTTGCTTTTGTAAAAGCAGTAAATACTGAAGCCTTTGAAGATCCAGCTGCCATAGTAAATGTTGTGGCTGCTGTACTTAATCCACTTGCTTGAGTATATAAAGGCACACTTTTTGTTGAAATTCCTGTTTTTGCGTCAGCTTGCGCTATTACATTTGCACCAACTTTTGAACCTGCTGGTAAAGTAGCACCTGTAGCAGAAATCTGAATAGCACCTGTACCATCACCAGAAATAGTAGCGCCTGCCAAGTCAATTGTATTGCCTGATAAGTAAATATCTCTCCATCTTCTATTTGGAGAACCTAAATCATATGTTGTTGTATTTAATGGTTCTAAATTAGAAATAAATCTTCCATTTACTGTTATTGTATCTTCAGTTGAATCACCTGAATTTACCCCTAGTGTTACATTACCTCTTAATGTAGATGAACCTGTAACATCTAAATTACCAGTTGCTGTGATGTTAGCAGCTCTTATATTTGCATCTGTTAAACTTAAATCACCTGTGCTACTTCCAGTAAATGTTCCTGTTCCAAAAGTAATTTCATCTTCAGATTCATCATATCCAATAAATACGTTATTTTCGTCACCTCTTTCTAAAACTAATCCTATATCTCCACTAGGCGTTCCAGTTATTCCTGTTCCTAATTCAAATAATTTATCTTTTACAGTTGCGTTAACTGTGTCTATTTGTGTTGTGGTTCCTTCTACATACAAATTCTTAAAGTAAGCATTGTTCCAAGCTTTAGATAGCGAACCTAAATCTCTTGTTCCGTCACCGTCAGGAATAATATTTTCATCTACAGCAGCAAATGAAACAGCAACTTCTCCAAAATCATATTTGCCTGAACTAGCATTCCATTTTAAAGCATAACCATCTTGTTTGGAAGAGTAATCAATATCATCCATTTCTCCAATTTTTGTAGAACCACCACCACCTATAGATTGTAATTGTAGTGTTGTTAATTGTTTAAATCGACTAAACTCTTTTGATAATTCTTCTAAACCTATTTCACCATTTTCTAATTGTTCTTTTAATGATTTAGCACGTTTAGTTAATGTTCTGTAAATCTCATCTTTGTTTACATATTGTTGTCCTGGTTTAATAGGATCACCAACATTAATTTTCATATAAGGTTGTGGATCAACTTTACTTTCAATAAATGCTTTTACATCATTAACCATACCTGATGGTAATGGGTTATAAACATTTTCTTTTTTAGTATTCAGATATTTTACATCTAATTGTTTTTCTGGAGGATTTACTTTTAATTGTTCAGGTATATAACTTTGATCTAATAATTTTGTAATATCGCTAATGATAGTATCATCACCTGTAGGTTTTGATTTTAGATATTTTTTATAGTCGTTTTCAGTAATATCATATTCTATTACTTTTTTCTTTTGATATTCGCCAATAGAACCTGTTAATTCAGCAAGTGATTGTAATAATGCTTCTTCGTCAACAGATTTTTTAGGTTTAATTTCTTCTTCTATTTTTTCAACTTCTTCTTTGACTATTTCATCAAATTTAGGTAACCCAAATAATTGTTCAAGTGCTTTTAATTTTTGATCTTCAGTAAGTTTTTTCTTTTCTTCTATTTTTTTAACTTCTAATTTTTTTTGTATTTCTTTTTCATTTTCTTCAGCAATTTTTTTCTTTTCTTCATCTAACTTTGCTTGTTCTTCATCTCTCATCTTTTGTAAGATGTCCTCACCAGCAAGTTGATTAAAAAAATCTTCTAATTTATTTGACATTAGATTTTTGTTGCCTCTGGATGGACTGTTATCAACCCATAATGTACTTTTTCAATAGTTGAATCAGCTAATATTAATTCTACGTCATAGACATAACGTCCTGAAGTAATATTAGCAGTTGTTGAATTTGAAAGTGTTAATTTGTAAGTGCCAGCAGAGCCTGAAACAATAGTAGCAGTAAATGTGGCAGTCGCTGCTGAAGAGTCAAAAGACTTTCTCATTTGGGCTTGAAGTGTCAAACCAGATATATTATAAGCAGTAGAACCGTCTGTTGTTACTGTAAATGTTCTACTAAAATCGGCACCTTGGTCGATTGAAAAGTTTTCTGCTGTTTTTTGTGTTACTGCCATAGTTTCTCTCGGTACTATTTATAACATTTACAGCGACTTGAAAATTTAGGATTTATCTTTTATAATATTGTCTTTCATTTTTTCAGTGTTCATTTGTGCTGAAACCAATTCTTCTTTAACAATGTTTGCTAAATCTAAAACAAATTCATCTAAATAATCTAAATCTGCTGAAAATCCAATATGTGGTATTTTTTTATTACCTTCTATTCTAAAACCTTGAATAGATTGACCTAATTTATCGTTTGCTTTCTGTGATAATTTATTCCACAAACTGTCTTTAAAATTGTATTCATCATATTTTACAACTTTAAATTTTTTTTCAATTTCTGGTATTATTTGAGCAATTTGCCACTTCTTTTTATCAAAATGTTTAAGTAATTTAATAATTTCTTCAGCAGCCTCAATATGTGCTTCAGTGACATCATCATCAACCCAATTTCTTTTAATTGGTTCACCTGTCATATTTGATAGTAAACGACCTTCACCTTTTCTAGGATCAAATCTTTTAGGTTTTTCATCTGCCATTATATATTCCTTTCAATATTATATAATTTTAAAAATGACTATTATGCCCAACGAACAATAACAACTCCAGCACTACCATTACCTCGTGTAGGACCACCACCTGATCCTCTACCTAAATCTTGTGGCGAAGATTGACCGTAAGTAGTATCAGTGCTACCACCACCGCCACCACCAGCGTATCCTACTTGTGTAGAACCGTTTGCGATAGCATATTGTCTTCCAATACCACCAGGACCCTTATCACCTTGTGAAGAGTTTGAAGGACCTCCTGCGCCGCCAGCACCACCGCCACCGCCTCCGTTACCTGGAGAATTGCCATTAGCTCCTAAACCAGTACCACCTGGATTCCCATAACCTGTTACACCACCTGAAGGACCTTGTGTGCCTGAACCAGCAGGGATATTGCCTGCGCCTCCACCTTGGCCGCCGCCACCGCCTCCAGATCCACCTGGAAGACCTGGTAATTGTGTATCTGATTGTCCACCAGGACCTCCACCACCTCCGCCACCTTGAGCAGAAACTGGACCGAATGAACTAGGATTGCCTGGAGCCCCTCTTTGTAGACCTGATGGAGGAGCAGGTTGACTTCCCGCTTGTACACCACCTACAGTAACAGGAACGTTACCGCCAGGAGTAACTGGATATGATGCAGTATATAGTAAACCACCAGCACCACCACAACCGTTTTGTTGTTTTCCACCACCGCCTACAACTAATAATTCAACTGAAGTAACACCTACTGGTACAGCAAATGTACCTGGTGAGTTAAATTCTATTGCTTTTAAAGCATTAATTGTAATAGAGAAACTTCTAAAAGTAGTGTTTGAAGCAGCGTCTGTAGCTCTAATTGTAAAATTAGATGTTGTATCATCTTCTACTGAATCAGCAGTACCTGTAATAGTACAAGTATCGTTTGATAATTCTGTAAATGTTAATCCAGCAGGTATACTTCCGCTTGTAATTGTAAATGCGACAGGACCAGCAGATTCTGGATCATGTGCTTCTATTGTAATGGCAATTCCTGATCTTTGATTGTCTTCAAATGTTCCTAATGAACCAGCAGCTGTAACAAATTGAGGAGCAGCATTTATATTAATTTGATTTGATAATGTGGCAGATAATCCGTTAGCATTTGTAACTTTCACACTATAAGGTTCTTGTGCGTCTAATAAATTTGAATTTGTAACTGTTCCTTGTAAAGTAGTTGTATTTACACGTGTAAGTGAATCAAAAGATACTTCACTAGCATTTTGACCAACTAAAACTGCTGTAACGCCAGTAAAAAATTCTGTACCTGTTATTGTTACTACTGTAGTAGCACCATCTACATTAGAATTAATATTTGTAGGAGATACAGATGATACTGTTGGACTTTCTGCACCTACACCGCCGTATGTAGCACCATCAGCGACTTCTAATCTTCCTGTTGTTGTGTTATATCTTAAAGCACCTGCTGTCACAGTTGACGCCTGAAGACTTGTACCTTTTGGAACAAGTAATGCGTCTGTATCTGAACCAAAGTCTGTTTGATTTGATCTAATTTTTTGTACCATAATCTCCCCTTACACTGGTAATTCTATTATGTTAACGTCATCACTACTGTTAGGTGCCGTTCCCATAGTTAAAGTTGTTCCTGATATTGTATAATCAGCTGTTGGTTCTTGTATAAGACCGTTTACAGTTACAATAACTTTACTTTCGGTCATACCTTGTGTTACTGTAAAACCTGTAGTAGATCCGTCACCTGTATTTGTTCTTACATTTACTTCGGTTGGACGATCTTTGCCGTTTATATACCTAACCATTATAATTCCTATTTATTATACGTCTTCTAAAACAGATAGAACAACATCTATAGATGAACCAGCAGAAGCTTCTGATCTGATTACATCACCTGTTGTACCATTGTTTTGTACGACAATTTTATTTCCTTGCATTATTTCTACTGTAGTATTACCTGGTACTTTTAAACCTTTAACAACGTAACTATCACTAGAACCATCTAAATGATCTAAAAAGATACCAACTGTTCTTTCTGAAGCGTTTTTGTTACAAATTGAAATACCGATAATAATTGATTCTAATGCTGTTGAGCCTGCGCCAGCAGGAACTGTATATACAGCGTCAGCCGAAGCACCTGTACTTGTTCCAACATCTGGTTTAGCAAATCTTTTAAAGTCGTTAGCCATTATTATTACCCTTTATTGTTATATTTATACTCTTTATTTATCCTAATGCTATTGCTTGAGCAATCGCAAAAGGTTTTGTTGCCACAGATACACTATTTACTTGTACATCTGTGGTAAAATTAGCTGTTCCAGAACCAGAAACATTTACCATACTAGTAATAGAACCTGCTCCAGAACCAGTGATATTTACAACACCAGTTATAGAACCGCTTGTTAATGTTGCCGTACCATCTGTTAATGTAGATGAAGTAAGACTTGTCAAACCTGTAACTGTTGTGTCTAAAGATATAGTTAATCTATCAGTAGCACTGACTACAGCATTAATATTATTTGAACCAATTACATTTAAAGTATCACCACCTTGAATAACTTGTGTCGTAGATGATGAATCTCTAATTGTAAATTCTGAAGTACCAGC